AAACCGGCTGAGCACATGGCTGCCATGGCCATGGAAGACCACGAGAGCGCGCATGGTCATTGCCCGCGCGCCACCAACTCCCGCAACGCCCCCTCGGCCGCCTTCGGACCGAACTCCTCGATCACATCATCGACCTCGGTGTCTCGCATCGGCCGCGCCCACGGGCACTGCGCCCGATGGGCTTCGCGCGTCAGCTTCCGCAGCCGGTTCAGATCGACCTTATCCAGTTCGGCGAGGAACGTCCCGCGTGCCGGCTCGGCGGTCACCTTCGCCCGCCCGACCAGCAGCCGCAGCGTCGGCGCGGCGCTGTCACACGCAGGCGCGACGCCCTCGCCCGGCCGCAGTACTTCCCAGCTTATCAGACCGAACTCGTAGCCGTCGCTTCGATCCAAATCGAAGATGGCTCCCACATCCATCATGCCGCGCTTGAGCGCGGACACATGGCACCACATCGCCGCCTCGCGCACCTCACCGATCATTCTCAGTCCTCACCGGCGCCGTATCCAGCACCTCGCGCCGGCGGCGAAGCTGCTCACGCGTCGCAGGCCGGCCGATCAGCGCATCCATTCGCAGGCCGATCTTCTCCGACGCAGCCCGGTCGCGCTCGCGCTCGTACTCAATACGCTCGGCGCTCGTGCTCATACGAACTCTCCGTCCGTTGCGGGCTCCGCGACCCGGACTCCTTGCCCTCCGCCTGCGAGCGGGTTAGCGCATACCGCTTCATCATGATCGCATACATTGACGCCTTGAGAAGGTCGTCCTTCCGCGCCACAATCCGCCCGTCCTTGCGATGGTACGACCGGAACTCCTCGAACCATTGCGTCAAGTGCGAGAACACCTTGAGCCGGCCCGTCCTCATCCGTTCATACATGTCGAGCACGATCGGCTCGATGGGTTGCGGACCCCCGACCCTGCTCTGATAGCGGGCCGACATCCCCAGCATGTTCACTTCATGCAAACGATAAGCCTCGGCAAGCGTTCGCCCACCCGTCTTTTCCCGATTCATTCCGTCGTGTGGCCAAGCCACCGGAATCCACTTCCCGCGCGTCCGGATCGCATGGGCGTGGTAAACCGCCGTCTGCCCCTCCGCCCGGTAGCAGTCGTAGAAATAGATCACATCGCTGTCGCGATTCCACGCCGCCCAAACCGCCGCCGCCGGGTGCCCGACCGCAATCCCGAAGTCGATCCCGCAAATGATAGCATACCACGGAAACTTGCTAACATCGAACGGATCGCACATGATGTCCTGTTGTGCGACCTGCCACACCCGGCCCTCGCCAACCATTGGGATGCCAAGCGTCCGCGCCTCGACAACATGAACGGGATAGCTTCCCCGCAGCCGCTCTTTCTCATCCACGGGCAAATGCGGCGCATCGTCCCATGTCGCCGACTTGATATACGTCCCCTGGATTTTGTCGTCCAGGAAATGCTCGACCAGCTGCGTCTCGCCAAGCAACGGCGTGAACGTCACCAGCACGACCCCGCCCGAGGTCAGAATCCGCGTCTGCGCTTCCTCGAAAATCCGGTAATCATCCGCGCTCGCCGAACCAACACCTGAACCCGGCTCCTCGTCCAACCACACGACATGCGGCGCGGTCCCCTGCCACTTCCGCCAACCCTGTTCGTACGTTTTTGTGACCAGCGTCGAGAGGCCGCCGGAAACGTGCCGGACCTTCACCGTATCGACGACGTTCGCAACCCCTGCCTGCCGCATCGTCGGCTTCCCCACGATGCACCGCTTCGGTATCCACCCTCGCCCGAGCTCCTCGCCCGTCCCACCGATAAGTTGCTTCTGCACGATGTCCCGCGACGCTTCGTTCGATACCGAGCCGCACCAAACCAGGATCGCTCCGTCAAACCGCTTGCCCTTCCACCAAGACGGGTACAAACCCGTCAGGTGGATCGCAACCTCGGCCGCGCCCGCCAGCGACTTCCCAACCCGCGACGCCGCCATCAGCATCCGCTCCGGATTGTCGATGCCCGCGTTGTGAAACTCCCGCTGCCACCCGTACGGCTCATAGTCCGCCAGCTTGTCCTCGGCCAGAACCGCCTCGACACGAGCCAGATAGGCCGCAGCCTCGGCAGCGCGGTCGTGAGTGGCGTCCATTACCACAAATTCCTGCCGCCAAAACCACGCCGAGTCCAGTCAACAGCCAACTCGTCCGCATAAATTCGGAGTGGATGCTCAGCCCTGGAAGGGTGCCTCAGAAATCTCACTGCCCGGCAAATCAAATACATGGCCAGTGTCGGGGTTACAGCCACCTCCGGCTGATCTGCCCGACCAATCAAAACCCCGATATCCTTATACGTCTTGCCTTCTCGGCGCAACTCCAAAGCTCGAAGCCAGCGATCTCGTGCAAGCGGATAATGCATCTCGCGGTAACTCTCAGCGTCCATCTTGACACGCTCCCTCGAAACGGCGTTGAAAGCACATCACCTATGGCTCCTCGCAGATGTCGATCGCTCAGTCCTCTTCTAGGACATCTCAAGCCACCGGCGATATCGCTCTGACGGAACGACGAGCCGCCCTTCCTGAACAGCCTGCCGAACCATCGCCTGATAAACTCGGCCCGCCAGTTCTCCCGACCAATTCGGCTTCACCATGAACTGTCGGTCGGCCACCAAATCTGCGATCATCTTGCCGCCGATGTAATTGGCCTCCATGCTGGGACCAATGTCCATAGCGGGGCTAACCGTCTCGCCTGAACTAACACCATGCGGACGGGTAAATTCGGCCATTGCCTGATCAGCCATCTTGACACGCTCCCTCGAAAATGCAGAAATCACCCCGGCAACGGCGCGGCAGCGTGGAAGGTACTGCTGCGTGGCCCCGTGAAGGCCGAGGGTCGCTTTAGAAGCAATATCGGCCACTCCTATGGAAGGCGCCAGTAGGAGCAAGCGAAGGAAGCCGGGGTGGCGCCCGGCCCGCGCCGTTGCCAGCTCCCTAAGCCGCGTCCCCGCCTTCGGAATCCCGATCCTGCCTGAAATCCGGCTCGAGACGCTGCTCGGTCACCGCCATCCGCCGCTCCAAAGCCTCGACCCGTCGGATCAGCTGCTCTACCGCCGCACCCCAGACGGAACCGGACAGCTCCGGTAGCGGCTCGACCGCGGCAGCACCTTGCGCCACCTCACCCGGCGCAGGTGTCACGCTGCCGACAACCAGCCCAGCCATTGAGGCAGGCGTCCGCTCCAACTCATTCTCGCACGACACACTCGACCGGTCCTGGCCCATTACCTGATCTCCTTGATCGCTTCAAATCCGCCCGTACAGCGCCGCTGACCCGTCCCGGGTACCTAACCCTACCCCGACCCCCCAACGTCGCTGTGCGGGCAAGTTTGCTTACTTCCTACAGCATTTATCCACCTTCTGTGAGCTAGGGGCACCACCATGATCAGTCGCTCCGGCCAAACCGACGCGCAGCTTCCCGTTTATCTGCCTCGACCTGTTCCGACGATCGCTGCGCTTTTCGCTCGGCAGCAACTCGACCTGAGATTGGCCGCACGGGATATAGCGGGCAGTTCGGTGACGAACAGGCTTCAACCTGGTCGCGCCAATTCCCCAGCCCGAGAATTTCCGGATCGTACAGGCACTCCTTGCATTTCGCGTTAACCGCAGCTCGAAAATCAGGCATCGTGGGAATTCCTTAGAGATGTTTCAACTTCGCCGGATGAAAAGAGACGACTATTGCAAGCGTCGCGAGTAGGCCGCGCTTGGGGGGTGGGGGGTGCCAAACGCGCTACCAGCGGTTGGTGATTGTCGCATAATATCCATTGTGGGAAATCGAGAACACTGCAATATCAATAGGTTACCCGGTGACGTCGATTATCGGCAGCCTCGAAATCAACATCTTGTGGGTCACCGCGCACCACCTGACCCTCACCGCCGTGCTCACCTGCGCCATGGCCAATACCCTCAACCCCGCAGTTTGGCTCGGCAAGCGAACGCTGCGGCGAACGGTGTACCTCGGCAACGGTAGCGGCATCGCTCGGCTCGATGCGCTTGGTGAGGTCCCGGTAGAGCGGCGACTTGTCGAATGCGGGGCCCATGAGGCGGAAGCCCTGAGCGATCAGCTCGCCTAGCGGCACATGGATGGTGTGACCGTGACGCTCGACGAGGAGGCCGGCGAGTTTAAGCTTGGCGATGATGGCGGCGACACCGGCGCCGACGTTGCCTGTTGCGAAGGCGATCTCGGTGGCATGCGACAGCTCGTCCATGCCCTCGACGATGCCGTATCCACCGCGCTCGACGGCCAATGCCTGCGCTCGCCTGATCCACTGCGCGATTTTTGTGTTACGGCGCAGGCGCCACGTTGCCACCAGGACGGTGTTATCGTGGGTTGTATGACTGTTATACGCCTCGCGGTAGGCGACAAGATCACTTTTGCCGGCGATGATGGCGAGCACGAATAGCTGCTGCTTGCGGGTAAGCTTGGGCAACTCGCCGGCGCCGTTTATGGGCTTGGTGATCTTACGTCGGGGCATGTGGGGTTGCTCGCTGTTTGCTCGCGCACGACTGCGAACCTGAAGGATTGCACGGTTACCGCAGCGAGGTAGCGGTTGTCAAGGGTCGGTTGAGCGCGGTCAGCCCTTGGGCGAGGTCGCGGAGGTCGCGAGCGCACTGTGGCCAGCACAGATACACGGCGATCGAGATCGTGGTTGAAACGACACGGGCTGGGCATTGACGCAGCGCGGTCAGGCGCTGATCGTAGCGAGGTTTGAGTCGTTCGAGGACGTGCTCGGGCGGTCCAGTGCCGGCGCTGTTGAACGGATTGATGGCGGGAGGCCAGCAGCGACCGTAGATCGCATACCTCAGCTTGGCGAGGTCGCGGCCGGCGGCGGCTTGGTTGCATGTAATCAGCTTCCGGGCCTCGAGCACGTCGAGCGGGGTTGCGGTTGCGGCGGGGTCTCCGCCGGGTCCGGCGATGGCGGCGCGGTGTGCCAGTGTCTCGGGTGTTGGGTGGCCGTCGTGAGTTTGCGGCCGGCCTGTTGGTTTCTGGGAAGGGCGATATCCGCCGCGGGCTCGGGCTCGGGCTCGACGTCGTCGGGTCATGTGCTGGCTTTCTCGAAGGGGATGTCGTCGGGTTCGTCGGGCGGTGCGGTCGGCGGCGGTGGGCGGCGTTTGACGGCCGCGGAGCCGTCGCCGTCGCGCGGGCGCGCGGGAGGCTCTTTTTGCTCGTTCTGAGTCAGAGAGTCTCCTACGCCCTTTAGGGGCTTCGGAGTCTCTTTCTTAAAGGGTGTGGGTGTGGATAGGGCATTGCCACTGCCCGCATCGCTCCGGCATATGCCGGAAGCATGCAGGGCTGCATCGTTTTCGCATCCTGTTTTGTTCTTGTCCCACCGTGCTTTAGCGCGATGGCGCTGTTGGTCGCGCTTCACGGTGAGGAACTTATGCTCGTGCAGCAGTCGCTTTTGCGTCCATTCTTTGCGTCGAGAGTCGTGCTCCCAGAACGCCATGATGACCGGCTTCAAATCGGCCCATTGGTCGGGCGTGCAGCAGGCGAGTCGGGCGAGCGTTGAATCGTTATCTGGTAGTGCGCAGCGTGGCCGGCGCCAGGCCTCCATGAGGAGAAGCAGATAGGCGCCATGCTCGGCGGGGCCGGCGAGGTGGCGGGTGTCCGCCAGGTAGGCATCCGTCCATAACGGCAGTGCAGGATATTTGGCCACGGCACGCCCTTCTCGACGTTGAAGAGGCGCGCCAGGGCAAGCCCGTGAGAAGCCGAGCCAGCCTCGCTGGTGCTTACGGCAGGGACAGCTTTGTCCGCCTAAACTCGCCTCACCAGCCAGCCAAGACAGCGGTCATGACTCCGCCGCCCCGGCGCGTTTGATGATCCTGCCGCAGATCGGCGTGGCCGTCAAGCCCGCGGTGCTTTACATAACTTTACACGAAAGCGCGTGACAAGGTAGGGCTTTATGCCCTATGTAGGGTATCAGGAAACGCGGGCGAGGTGTCCGCAGGGAGACAGACAAAATGACCACGATCACACTGTACCGCGGCGCCGACAGCTGGCTCGCGCATTGGCAAGGCGATGATGCCGCCGAGATTAAGCGGCTGTTCGGCACGGACATCCTGCCGACCGCCTACACTGCACAGGCCGCTGGTGACACTGTGCAAGCTGAGATCAGTCGGCTGAACCCGGAACGTGTGGTCAGGCTTGGCTAGACGCCTCGCACCCAACCCCGCAGGGAGATACCCAAAATGACCTATCAGCTGATCGATACTCGCACCAACATTCGCACCGATTTTGAGACGCTCGTTGCCGCCCGCGAGGCCACCCTTGAGTTGGCGGAGTGGGAGCTGTGGCACGTCAACACCTATAACGAGTTCACCTTCGTCGATGACCGCTCGCTTGTCCGCTAGGCGCCTCGCACCCTGCCGCTGGCACGCCCGGCGGTAGGAGTGAGACACCTAACCTGCAGGAGTATGAAAGATGGCCTACTGTAGCGATAATCCTTATACGGAAGAGGTCAAGTCGCTCTATTGCGATGACTGCGCCGAAGATGGCGGATTGGTGCCGTTCGGACGCGAGGACGAATCTGGATACCGACAGCAAAACGCGCCTTGGCGCTGGTTCCCGAGATACGGCAGGGCATGCGACAGTTGCGGCGTCGAATGCTGACTCACCGGAGCGCCTCACACCTAACCTGTGGGAGTAACGAGAATGGTCTACGTTTATCAAATCTCGCGTTTCGGAAAAACATTGGGATACGTGCAAGCGCACAACGTCACCGAAGCGCGCGTGGCCGCACGGCAACAGATTGTCAAAGGCCGCGTGGCGTTGCACCTCATCGGCACAATCGAAGCGTGGGATCGCTGCATAACTGCCCTGCATGAAACCCCGGATCGCAATGGCGCAGTGACAGGCTGACTCACTGGAGCGGTTGGCACGCCGGCCGCTCGCCTGTGACCATGGGCCTGTGGCCCGCCTTGAAAGAGGAAAACGGACAATGAATAGTATCCCGATGACCGATCGGGAGCGCGCCGACCGCAAGGCCAAGCGGCTGATGATGTCGGGCTTCTGGCAGCACGTCGATCGCCAGCGCCGCGCGTTGATGGCGCCGCAGCCCCGAAGGTTCTTCCTGCATTGTGGTGAACACGCGATCGCGAGGCTATCAAACGAGCGTGATATCCGCGCCTACGCTCGCGTGTGCAACGGAATCCTAGCCGACTACGGCCTGGCTGACTAGGGCCTAAACTGAACGGAGGACGAGATGACCGAACATACACCTGGGCCGTGGACACAGACATTTGCTTTTATCTCCGGCCCCAACCAGGAACATATCGCGACAATGAATTACGACCCGAAAGTGCATGATCTTTGCCAAGCCAATGCTCGTGTAGTCATTGCCGCGCCTGAGCTGCTAAAGGCGCTCAGGCTTGTGCACAACAAAGTGCTGAGCGAGTACCACGACCGGCACTCGCCCGTCCGGCAAGCCGTTGAGGCTGCCATCGCCAAGGCCACCACTACCTGACCAGGAGGATAGACTGAGATGGAACGCGGCGATCTGACTGACGTTATTGTCTATCTGCGAAAATTGGAAGGATTGCAGGCCGAGCGCGACCGGCTCCGCGAGGTCAACGCCGAGCTGCTGTTTGCATGCAGGGCCTTCGTTGAGCAGTACGACAAACTTGCTGGATTCCCGCACGCTTGCGAGCCTTACGTTGGTGCATGCATCGTTGCGCGGGCCGCCATCGCCAAGGCCACCGCCGATGACACCTACAAGGAGAAAGGACGATGAACAAAGCCGATATGGAAGAAGCATTGCGAACGATCGCCGTAGCAGCGCGGCAGACCGCAGGTAAATGCGAGAACGATGAAATCTATAACGCATTCATGGGCTTTGCCGAGCAACTAACCGCCCTTTATTTGGCGGCCGACGATGACACTTGACGAGTACCGCGCGATCCGCGAGCGGTTCGGTTATAGCGCCGCCGGCCTCGCTCGCATTCTCGGTATTTCGGACGGGCGGCAAATCCGCCGGCATGAAGCCGGCGACGCGGCGATCACCGGCCCGATCTCGAGGCTCATGCGCCTCATGGCCCGTTTCCCAGCGGTGCGGCGCTGGCTCGAAGCCGAGGCCGAGCACGAACGGCGCGCCAACAACAAGGAGACGTGATATGAAGATGAATGAAGCTATTGAAAAACTCGCAAGGTTTGTTCATTCTGAGCCTCCCAGTCTTCGAATGATCGACTGGAAAGGATTGAGCCACGATCTTGCGGAGAAAGGCGAGGTCGAAGCATTGCGACTCGCGGAGGCATGGCGTAAGATTGCCAAACCTCGAAATCGGCGCGCCCCAAAACGCTGATTTTGGCATGGGAACAGGGCAAACCCAAGGGAATCAAAGGCTTAACGGCGCGCCCCATTTCACTACAGAACGGACAGCGCATGCTCACAGCCCCAGCGCCTCTTGCTTGGCCGCGGCTGGCGGCTCAATGAACATGTCGCCCTGGGCATAAGCTTTCTCGATACGCCGGCAGGCGATGTCGAAATAGCGCGGCTCGATTTCCACACCGATGAAACGGCGGCCCAGCTTGGCGCACGCAACGCCGGTCGTGCCACTGCCCATGAAGGGGTCGAGTACGGTCTCACCACAGACGCGCATGATCTCCGTCACTAGTTCCACCGGCTTCTGGGCCGGATGGGTGCGCTGCGCTGTTGGCACTGGCGCGCACTTCAACACGTCGGCACGCCCCACACCGTCAGCGAAAACCGGCGTGCTTGGCAGCCATCCGTGGACAATCAACTCATGGCTCTTGCGGAATTCTCGGCCCATGCCGATCTGTCCCTTATCCCAAATCAGCACGGCAGTTTGAAAACTCCCGTAGAACACGCGGAACATCACTGGATAGCTCGCGCCGTCGCAAAATACGAACACCCGCCCAGTGTCCGCCAGGCGATCCAGCAACGGTGCCCCGAAATAGGCTCGCATGGCCGTCTCAATGATGCTGAGGTCGCCAACATTGCGTGTTACCGTGCGTCCCTGCGCCACCACAGTCGGGACCGCATACGGCGGATCGGTTATCACCGCATCGACCTTACCGAGCGTCGGCAGCACCTCCAGGCAGTCGCCGAGGTACAGCGTTGCATCGCCGATGATGACGGGCTCGGTCACAGCGCCAGCGCCTCGTCCGCCTTCTCGCCGGATACCTCTGGCGCTCGGTCGCGAAACGTCGTCAGCGCCGCGTCAAACACAAGCTGGCACGTTCCGACCGGGCCGTGACGGTGTTTGGCAAC